CGAGGATCGAATTTGCTCGGCTTAAGATCGATCGGCTCATCATTAGTATGGCTTCTTACTCATGGGCGGACCAACGAACAATACCCGAGGCGGTGGATAAGCGCCACTTTATCTGGGGTAAACCCAGACCCGTCGCACAACACGTTGCCAAGGCCGCCTCGCAAGAGATGCGCAGTGTTCTGTCGGCGGCTAAAGACGGTCTTGTGAGGGATCGGGTCGCGCCATGGGCTTAAATGGACGAGGAAGCGAAGGAGGATGAACGACTCGAAAACGAGGTTTACGGTGTTCCCCTCCACCAGATCCTGAACCAGAAAACTAAGGAGCTCGCCCCGGAAGTTGAGTCTGCTATTGTTGATACCACAAAGACCCTGAGTCGTGCCGCTATTGATCTAGCTGACCGGCATAAGGAAGCGAAGTGGGTCAAAGAAGGAGGCAAGTGGGTCAGGCGCCTAGTTCGTATCACGAATGTGGAAACGCTAGCCCTGCCCCTCCCGCCACGTACCCCTTCGCCTCCCGAACTGAGGCCCGCCTCCTCGATTCCGTCGGTTGAGGACGACCCAGAGGAGGATATTCCCCTTATTGTTGCGCACCCTAGATTATTCCGCCCACCACTTGAGAGTTTCGAGGATGCCAAGTTACTCGAGACTGAGCGTGTACGGGCGCGTAACCCGGACAGAAACCGCATTCTTGTGGAAAGTAATGCCCCAGCACCGATTGCGGAAATAGTACAGAAGGGAGCGGATGAACCTCGCGGTACTGTGGTCTTCCCCTCCTTCTTCCAGGCCATTACTTCCTGGGTCACGCTACGAAGCCTGACCATCGGTTGCGGAGCCATCGCGGCCGTGGGGGCCGCGTTTTGTTTCGCGAACGCTCCCAGCCTCCGTCCCACCAAACAACAGGTGGCGGCTGTGAGTGGTGTGTTAACTCGCTCAGTGGCCCCCTTGGCAGTCGGTGTTGCCAGCGGTTGTGCGTCGGTATGTTACGATCTCGTCAATTTATACGATGATAAGCCTTTTCGGCGTTTCCGGTTGTGGCTCACTGGACATCAGCCAGTTGATCCTCCGTACCGGGTCGGTGAAGATGCGTTCGCTTACACTCAACGGATTAA